ATTTTTTGGCTTGTCCTCTAAAGTAAAAAGGGGCCGATTGTTTTGTTAAAACAAGGGGCCCGAAAGGGAGTATCCTGTACCTCACTATAAGTAATATTTATAAGTATGTCAAACATAAATCACGTTTTATACTTTCTTGATAGCTCTTAATGATAATCCATTATCAATAATACTGTGCTTACTAATGATAATGGTTTCGCGATAGGTTTGTATTAATATTTTACAGCTTGACACGGTATATTGAGCTTATACTTGTGGGGGGAGGGGATTGAGGGGTGAGGGGCTCGTGACTGCGACATACGAAACCGAAACCAATACCAATACTAATACAAACAACGTAAGAAGCTATAAGTTAAATTTACGCGACAGATGATCGCCTAAAAAAGCCCTACACCAACTAAGGCATAGGGCTCGATGAACTTCTAAGGTAGCGTTCCTTGTCGTTCAGATTGTTACTAGTTTGGGTATCTCTTAGAGTAAAGCTTGTCTTTCTTATTCATTAGCTCTTGGTGCAGAGGGTGTAATTTATTACTGTATCCCTCATGGTTTCTAATCTCTTCAATTTGGCCATCGAAATCAAGAGCACTATTCCCTTGATCGCCAATGATATTACTTGAGCCAAGATGTTTACTGGCATTGGCAAGGGCTTTCAATACTTCCTTATTGCCGCCAAGTCCATTATTAACCAAAATATCATGTAAACCAAGTGCTTGTGCAGCGCCTGAGGCATCTTTAAGAAAAGCATTATACTCAACTTCGCCCATTTCGTCCATGAGTTCCATTTGTGTCGTGCTTGCTTCGTTGACTTTTTCCTGCTCGAATTGCTCCTGTGCACCCTGCTGTCTTTGAAAATCAAATTCAATAGCGGCTTGATACTGCTCTTGCGATAATCCTTTACTATGGGCAAAGTCTTGAAATACTGTCATCGCTTCTTGGTCAACTTCTGGCGCTCCTTCAATCGGCTCATATTTATACATTGTTGATTCGGAAGGTCGGCCAATAGAATTGTAATACTCTCCCATTTCTTCGGGCGTTGCATCTTCACCAGGTCGAACGATGCCTTTTTTACCGATAAGCGACGACATATTAATCAAGCCCTTAGCCATTTCATCAACGGATTGATACTTGTTGACGTTCGGATTACTGCGATATTCTTCATTGAGTCCCATTAACCAAGATTCACCGCTCGTATCTGGCTGAATCCCACTGTCATCAATTGAGCCAAGTAAATTCGCTGTCTGTTCTGGTGCTGCTGTTTCAATTGTTGGGGTTTCTACTGCTGCGGGTGCTTCGGTTGGTGCTGCTTCTGTCGGTACTGCTGTTGATTCGTCCATTATTTCGCCTCTAATTGTTTCTGTATGTATCGGTAAAGATCCTTCTTGCCTTCTTTGTTCGCCATCTTCAACGGTTCAGCGTCAAAAGATGAATGATCAAATAAACAAATCTTAGATAAATCCTTCAAGACTTTCGCGCCTTGTGGATTCTTAAATACTGCATCGTATAAAGCTCGCCTCTCTTCGTTCTTCATCTACATATTTTCCATTTCGCTTATCATTGATCCTTGCTCTGGGGCTTTTAGTGGGTCTGCTTGCCCTACTTTATCCATGAGCTGTTGTTGTTGTGCCATTTCTGCTTGTGCTTCAGCTTCTGCGGCTCTCGACTCCTCGGTTTCATCTTCAGATAAGATATATTTTGAGGATATATTCTTACTTCTGAATAAGTCACGAGCAATTTCGTCAACATTAACCAAGTGTTTTAGGTCGGTTGTCTCCATCATTTGAGTATAGATTTGCTGAACTTCCATTAATGCCTGTAGAATCTGGTTACTCTCTTGCATCTTCAGTTTCTGATCAAGCTTAGTCGAATATTCAACGCGCAAGTTTTTAATATCAATGCTCGGCGGTGGCTCAATCTCTCCACGTTCAACAAGAATAGTTAAAACGCCTTTCAATAATGGGCTATAAAACTCATCATATAAACGGTTAACGATAGGAAGTAGTGCTTGGATTCTCTCAGCTCTTAGAAAGTCAATAGCTGTTGCTGTGACGTTCTTTAAAGCTGCTTCCCCTTCGATGGTAACAAATACATCATTGAAGAATAAACGCCTAACCTCTTCTTCTTTGGTCTGCTCCCGTGCTGTTGCTGCGGGTAAGTCCAAATCAGTTTGATAATGAATTATCTTAGAGTCTACGCTTAGGTTATTCCATGAACCTGGAGTTAGGTCGATGTCTTCTTCCTCAACATTACCAATAGCAAAAACAGGCGGATTAACTTTAAGCTCTACGCCGTCGTCAATATCTTCGCCCATTTTGGTTAATACTCGCATGACATCAAGAGCAGTAAAACTCTGACCTCTTCCGTATGGCATTTGGTTATTATGGAGAAAACGCGGTGTTGCATAAGGGAAATAAGAATATCCACCCTCTTCAACAAGGTGCTTCTTCTCTTTATTTACATAGCAGCTTTTATAAGGCAGTTCCATTTTGTTCTTGGAATCTTTCTTATACTCTTTGCGAGGCATGACATAATGCAGATAAGATACCTTATTATTAGATTTCTCTGCGTCATTAGCATCATCAATAACACTCTGGTGGCACTCATTGCCCCATTTGTGGAATGCTTGCTTAGCTGTGAATTGAAACTCGCGAACAACTGTATTGACATAGCCGTCTGAATCTTCGGCGATGCAACAATCAGTTATCGGGATCTCTTTAAAAACTAGTCCCTTGTCATCCTGCCATTCAAAATACATAACGCCAGTATTTAATCGAGTGTATGAAAGCATCATATCATAAGCAGTAACGGCGAAGTTTGTGCTTGTGATTCTATTCATGCATATTTTACCGGCATCGATTGACCAATCTTTCATGGCTTCGTCTTCGTCGCCTAATTGAGCTTGTGATACCTTGAATGAAAAGAATTGCTCACCGGCTGAAAATGTATTGGAGAATAAACCAGATGCAAATCTCATCGAAGCGTCGTAGCCAACTGGATTCAATGGGCTCGACTGTTCTATTTGCTTGCTGCCTGAATTATTCGGCTGCATCAATTGCTTTTCAGAGTTGAAGTAAAACCGGCAGTCTTCCCAAATGGAATACATATTATCCCGGTCAATCCTCAAAGCTTCGTACAGCTTAATTAACTCCTCGGCGTTTGTCTTACTTTTCGTATAAGCCATGATTTAACCCAGTAAGTTTTTCTTGTCTGCGCTGCCATAGTTCCCAGACTGAAGAAGATTTGTAGATGATCGGCCTTTCTGACTTAATCCGCGTCTGATCTCGCCCTCTTGAGCTGATCGGACTTCTTCGGATTCTTTCTTGACTGGTGCTACTGGCTTCGGTGGCTTCTTCTGCTTCTTAGGTGAATCGCCCATAATAAATCTCCTTGTAGTTGTTTGAATTGCTTATTAAATAATAGCAATAGTTTATAACTCTTTCAAACCCTTGTAGTAATTACCTATTTTCTTGAATTTAAAGCCGATACGTTTGCAGAGGACAACCATTCCGATTCTTTCCCGTGGGATTATCGCGTGTAATTGGTCAACCATTTCGGAAACTTCTTGCTCTATTTGCTTAGTCCATGCTTTAACCCAATTAAATTCGTTGGTAAATGTACAGACATGAAGACAAGCGACTCTATTATCCATCCAATCGAGCAATATGAAACCATGAACTAGATTATCTTCATCCTCGTAACATCCCATTGTGCAATCACTAGAAACATAATCAATCAAGTCGTCGATCTGTTCATAGCCTTTTAAGAAACCTTTGTTGCGCTCTGCAACTTGGGAGTGTCTTAATAGTTCCTCGACTCGTTCCGGCGACTCTTCCCAGTAGAACATTATCGCCTTGCCCTCGTCCTTGATTTTACTGTGACCTTCCTGCCTGGCTTCTGGCTCATGTACTTTTTAGGGTTGGATAGGTTTCGCATTGCCCAGTATCTCGCACCGTCCCATAAGTGATTATTAGCGTCTTTTGGTTCCTGTAGCCATACGCCTTCACGATTACGCTTCCAAGAATATTGTTCAGCTTCCATTAAGAAGTTGTTAGAATCTCGGTGAATCATAATCATAAAACCTTTAAGTAAATTAATACCGGCCATGATTGAATCTTTACCTTTTACGCATGGAATAACATTGTAACCGGAAATTTGAAGCTCTTTGATTGAATCTGGTCGTGCACAATCAGCGACTATTTCCATATTCTTATCAATCTGGAGTTCTTCAAGTCTATGCTCAAGTGATGGCACGCGCTCTTTTGATATGTTCTTAGTCACAATTAAATCAGTTTCATAAACAAGCTCTTTCACGTAAAGCTTATTATTGTATAGTCTATATTCTGCCAAAGCCATAGGATCTTGACTAAAGCCGAAATCTAAACCAAAGCCCCACTTTTGACAAATGTAACGGTCGGGCCATTCTTCGGTGACTTGGAAATTTCTAAATATTTGACCTTCAACTTGTCCACGCTTACCAAGGCCGTAAACATTCCAAGCCCATTCATCGGCAGTATTATTACGAACATTGACCGGGTCACTTGGATCA